GCGTGGAAGCGTGTGAACCCTGACAGCGATATTGCTGAAGCGCCGGAAGTGCTTAAAGTTTTGGGAGAAATAGATGAGGACGAAGGCGTACTTAGCGACGGCAATAGCGGTTACACTTCTGTTCTGCGGTCAATTGTTGAACAAGATGGTCAGTATTGCGTCGTCTCGCAGACTGGCAGAGCGTTCGGCTGCTACGAAAGCAGCGATCTCGCAGATCAACGACTCGCTCAAATTGAAGGCTTCGCAGAAAACGAATTGAAACGGGCAACCGTTAAATCGTTGATTGAATTACACGACGCTGCGCACGCCGTTGACAAAGTAACTGAAGGCGTCAAACTTGTTCACGATCTTATTGAGGACGAACTTGAAGCGGTACACAAACTAAGTTTCCCGTACTCGTTTACTATTGACACCAAACTTGATATGGCTACAAGCCTTACCAAAGGTTATGTATCAAAGGCTGTTGAATACCGGTACACACTTGGTCCGGCGTACATTCCTGACCGTGAGGATGCACACGGCGAATTCGCTGACGCTGAGACGTTACAAAAAGCAATGTGGGATTGGGTACGTAAAGGCGACAGAACCATTTACTTGCAACACAGCGAAAAGCCGGCAGGCGAAATGGTTGAAATGTTGACGTGGCCATTTCCCATTGAAGCCGAATTGACTGTACCGAATCAAGGCGTAACAAAGTTCACGTTCCCTGCCGACACTCCGTTCCTCGGTGTTGTTTGGGAGGATTGGGCGTGGGACTTAGTTAAAGCCGGCGAACTTCGTGGATACTCAATCGGTGGTTCAGCAAAGCGTGTTGAAGCCGACTTGCCGTACGAATCAAAATACTAATCGTCAAGCGGTTTGATCTTGACCGTAATGTACTTTTGCTTTTCGTGACTCCACTGAATCTTGGTTGGCACACGCTTAGGTAATTGAACACGGTACGCCGAACCTAACTTGTTTCGTTCCATTCGCATTTTGTGACGTGAGCGTGGACCAGTGCCGGCGAATATCCCGTGCCAGTCGTGTTCTTGAGGCGCATTGAGGCAATCCTCTAAACAGTCAAGCATCACCGGACAGGTTGCGCATAAGTCTTTCGCACGTCGCAAAGTTTCAAAGTCACCTTGAGCCGGAAAGAAAACCTTGGTCGGTATCCCTTTACAGTTCGCTCGTTCTCGCCAAGTGGCCACTAGCGTCCTCCCTCGTCGTATGTAATTTCACAAATGGGGCAAAGCCTGTATTCGCCGGCTTCGCCTCTGTAGCGCCCATCTCCGTCGGCTACATAACGCTCGCACCAATCACAACCCATTAACGCTTCCTCGTCACTGAGGTTCGGATTGAACGGCGCTTGACCTCCCCACAGTTCACGTCCCCAAGGTTCGTAAACGGGGAAGTGAGTCCATTTGAATTTCGGTCCTGAAGGTTTGATGGCCATATGCCATAACGTGAACGCCACAATGATGACGCCGGCGTATGAACCGAACAGCAAAACAAGTTCCATCACTTCCACCAATCCAAGTCTTTAATGACGCCGGCTTTGGCAAGCGCCTTTGTCACGGCGTCACGAGTGTAAACGAACCGTGCTTTCGGGCTAAGCATTTCAATACCGCCGTCGGCGTAGTTAATGACCAGCAAGTTCAAGATGATTGCAAGGCGCTGAGCCTCAGCGTATTCAAAGCGAACCTTTCCGCCTTGCCAATCAGTCAAGAGCGCTTTCAAGGCATTGTCGTTTTGATTGTCGCAAGCGTTAATAAAGTCAACGACGTTCTTAGCGATATCCGCCGTCAGGCTAACCATCACCGTCTTTTCTGTTTCAACTTCTGTTTCGTTCACGGTTTCCTCCATTTGTTTACCGGTGTAATTATCGTTTTCGTCAAACTCAAAGTTCTCAACACCACCAAGTTTCTTCAGCGTTTCCTTTAAGCGTCCGAGTGCGTTCAATTCGTTGATCTCGTCACTGCTCTGATATTTGCGTTCTTCATAGAAAAGTATTTCCCAAGCCATACCGACTCGCCACATAACCGAGTCAAGTAGGTACTTCGGGAACTCAATTCCCTTGTTGGTGATAATCAAACCGTGCTTGATAAGGCACGTCGTTGATTCGCCGTCAGTCGTAAAACTTAAAGCGCTTGCTGCTGCTGGGCAATGCAGTTTGATTGTTTTCATTTTTTGCTCCTTGGTTGTTTCGTTAATTCCCACAATCAAGAGTTTACTAACCCATAACCGCTAAGGCAAGGCTTATAGAAAAAAGCCTTACTACCTCGTATTTCGCAAGCGCTCATTCGTCGGCAACCGAACGGCGAATAGAGAAAAAACCTTCTAGTTCCGGATACCGGCGCATCACGTCCCGTGCGTAAAATGCTGCGTAATCGTTGTTGAGTTTGAACTGTGACGAAGGGTCGTTTGTGCGCATCGCCGTTTCGTATCGCAACACTTCAAACAAGGCTTGCATACCGTAGTGTTTGTGGCCACGATCTTTGAGGCGCAAGGCCAACACGGACAACGTCTCAATCACGTGCGGATTCGCTTCGTGAAACTTTCGGTAACGGGCGTGTGCTTTAGATTCCTCCAAAGCCTCATCAAAAATAAATGCTAATTGCGTCATTGTTTCCTCCTCATTGACGGTAACGGTAACTATACGCCATAGCGGTAGTGCGAGATGTGTTTTCCGTAAAAAAACTAGACGCATTATTTAATGCTTCCATTAAGCCTTCGTATTGTGTACGCTGTCATCAAAGAACGGAGCGTGTCAATGTCATTGAAAGATTCGTTGTCAGATTCGCCTAATAAAAAAAAGCGGGGAATGCTTTGTTCGGTTGCTCGGATTCGCAACGGTCTTGACGGCGATGAACTCGTTGCGCTTGATGACGCAATTCAAAAGATTAGAAACCAACGTGACGCCGGTTTAGTTAATGGGCAAAGCGGTTACAACTGTATTTGGTTGCACAAAGTTTTACTATCGGAAGGTTACGAAGTGAGCGCATTGACCATTCAAAAACATATTTCATTTCGTTGTGCGTGTGGTTTCTGATGGCGCTTAAAAAGAAACTAGACAACGAACCCACGCAAGCCTTATCTACAAACGCTAAGCGTGAAGCGTTAGGTCGTATCGCCGACTTACTTGATCGCAACGGCATCAACATTGACGAGATCGGAATAGTCAAACGGGTTTCGCTTTACCAGTCGCTCACTAAGAATGAAGAAGGCGAAGCAGAAGTACACGACCTCGTCGGCGTTCAATTAAGTCCGCAATGGGCAGATGGTCCAGCGTGGCCAGTCATTACTCAAGGTCCGTCAATAAAACTTCCGCCGGTAAAAGCAACCGGCAAAAAGAAAGCCGGCGAATGGAAAACAGCCGTTGTGTTGCCGGATATGCAGATCGGTTACTTTCGGTTGGCTGATGATTCGCTTGAACCGACGCACGACGAGGTTGCTCTAGAAGTTGCCTTAGCAATAACGAAGGACGCTCAACCCGACGTTCTTGTTCTTGTTGGCGACAACTTAGACTTCCCGGAGTTTGGTAAGTATTTAACTACTGCGCCGTATCAACGTACGACACAAGCAGCGCTTGACCGTGCGACGTTACTGTGCGCACAACTACGTGCAGCAGCACCGAACGCCAAGATCGTTTGGATTGCGGGCAATCACGAGGAACGCTTGCCACGAAGTATCGCCACTAATGCTGCTGCTGCTTTCGGTTTGCGTCGTGGAAACCTTCCTGAGTCTTGGCCTGTAATGAGCGTTCCGTTCCTTTGCCGGTTTGACGATTACGGTGTTGAGTTCCTTGCTGGTTATCCGGCGTCAATGTTTTGGATTAACGAACGTCTGCGAGTTATTCACGGCGACCGAGTTAACAGCAACGGCGTAACCGCCAGCAAGTTTTTGGCTAGAGAAAAAGTCAGCGTGATCTACGGTCACATTCACCGTCGTGAATGGGCGGAAATGACACGTGAGGACCACGACGGACCACGAACAATCCTTGCTGCTTCGGCAGGTTGCTTAGCACGCATTGACGGCGCTGTACCTTCCGTTAAAGGCGGTGTTGACCTTGATGGGCGTCCTATTGTGCGCCACGAGGATTGGCAACAAGGAATCGCCATTGTTGACTACAAAGAAGGAGACGGCGACTTCAATCTTGAATTAGTGCCGATACGTCAAGGTACAGCACGCTGGCGTGGAACAGATTACGCTTGTGGGAATGATTGACGATGACGAATGGCACGATCTAACCAACTCAACATTCGTTGACGCTTACAACGCTCAGCAAATAGTTATCTTGAATGAAGCCGGCGCTGGCCGTGCTTTGCTTATTCATTTGCGTGATGCACGCTCGGAAACCGTTTACGAGTTTTGCTTATCAAAAGAAATGGCTTCTCAGTTTGGTTGGGAACTACTCGGCCATGCCAACGACCTAATCGCTGAATGTTTCCCGGAGTTATTTGACGAGATGGGAGACGATGAAGAATGAAAACAATTCTTGTCATTTGGCACGACGCTCACGCTGATCTAAACCATTGGCAACATTTAGACGAGATGACCGACAACGACGCTTACGTTGTTTACACCGTCGGTTGGGAACTTGAAACTAAGCGTGGCGGTAAACGCAACCATGTTTCCGTAGCGCAAAGCATTTCGCCCGACGACTGTGTAGATTCGGTAATTCACATACCGAAACGCATGGTTGTCAGCAGCGTTGTCCTTCACGAAACGGATATTGAATATGTCAAAAGCCCAACTGTCACTAGCAGACATAAACACGGCATTGAAGTTTCTGACAAGAGTGACCGTCCGAGGCGCTGAAGAAGAACGTGAACTTTTTGCCGTCATAAATAAACTGCATGAAATTTCTATTCAGCCGGTAAAAGCCCGGAAGGTACAATGAAAGCCGAAGGCTTCGTGAGTAAAGTGGTTACCGATGGCTCGCAGCACGAAACTCGCTGAACTAAAAGTGGTTGAGACGAGTGGTGTGGACCACCCTGCCCACCTTCACGAAGGTTGGCTAGTTATCAAAAGTGCTGCCGTTGAACCGACGGACGCATCAACCGAACCACAGGGAGACAACGTGGAACTTGAAATTACTCAGGAACAGGAAGTCGTAGAAGCGCCTGCTGACGTCGCCAAGAGCGAATCGCCGGCTGAAGTTCTGCGCAAGGAATTGACCGATCTCCGCAAGGAATTGAACGACGTTCGTAAAGAAAACGAAGTTTTGTTGGCTGATCGTGAACTTGAAAAAGCAACTGACGCTGCTCACGCATGGTCAATTTTGCCGGAACTTAATCCAGCAGAATTCGCACCGGCTTTGGTTGAGTTGCGTAAGGCTTTGCCGGCAATCGCAGCAACCGTTGAGGCAGTGTTCACTGCTTCGGCTCGTGCGCTCGGCGAATCCGGCATTTTGAAAGAACTCGGAAGTGACACTAAGGACGCTGCTGCGGACGCTTGGTCAAAGATTGAAGCGCTTGCTAACGATCTTGTCGCTACCGGCACTGCTCCTTCGTTTGCTAAAGCCGTCTCAGTGGTGGCCAATAACAACAAGGATTTATATTCAACATACCTCTCCGAGAAGGGAATCTAAGTAATGGCTTACGAAGCAGCACAGATCAAGTTGGGGCAGTTAACCGCATCTGCTGACCTCAGCGCAAAGCAATTTCATTTCGTGAAGTTGGCTTCCGCAACCACCGTTGATGTTTGTTCAGGTGTCACTGACAAGCCAATCGGCATTTTGCAGAACTCACCAGCCAGCGGTCAAGCAGCAGAAATTTGTATCTTCGGTATCACAAAGGTTGTTTCTGACGGAACTACTGCTGCCGGAAACCTCATTGGTACTTCGTCCGATGGTCAGGCTGCGGTTTACACCACGACTGACACCACCAAGTACATCTGCGGTCAGGCTATTGAAGCCGGCGCTGCAAGCGAAGTAATCACAATGTTCCTCAATATCACCAACGCTCGTTTCGTCTGAGTTAGAAAAGGATTAGATCATGCCTCAGCCCACACAATCACAGGTTCACATTGACGCAATTTTGACAAACTTGTCAATTGCTTATATGCAAGAAGCAGATAACTTTGTTGCTTCAAAAGTGTTCCCAACCATCAACGTACAGAAGCAGAGCGACAAGTATTTCACTTACTCGCAGGCTGACTTTTTCCGTGACCAAGCGCAGTCTCGTGCTGACGGTACTGAGTCGGCTGGTAGCGGTTACTCGCTTTCAACCGCAACCTATTCGTCAAACGTATGGGCATTGCACAAGGACATTGGAGATCAGGTTCGTGCCAATAGCGACGTACCGCTTGACCCGGACATGGACGCTTCTAAGTTCCTCGCTCATCAGATGTTGATTCGTCAAGAGCGTGACTGGGCAAGCAAGTTTTTCACAACTTCGGTTTGGGGAACTGACTCAACTCCGTCAACCTTGTGGGACGCTTCGGGTTCTGACCCGATTGGCGATGTTCAAAGCGGTATCAACACCGTGTTGACCAACACCGGCTACTTGCCGAACACTTTGGTTATGTCGTACGCCGTTTACAAGACGCTTCGTAATCACAGCGACTTCGTTGACCGTTACAAGTACACGTCGGCTGACAGCATTACGCCTGAACTTATCGGCAAGGTGCTTGACATTCCGAACGTGATGGTGATGAAGGGTGTTTATAACAGCGCCAAGGAAAACGCTTCCGCTTCGTACGCACAGATTGGTGACAAGGACGCATTGTTGTGTTACGTGTCGCCTGCTGCCGGTTTGATGACTGTCTCTGCTGGATACAACTTCGTTTGGAACGGAGTTGGCGGTGGACTCGGAACTTCAACTGCCGTGTCACGCTTCCGTATGGACCACTTGCGTGCAGACCGTCTTGAAATTGAATCCGCTTGGGACTTTAAGCCAGTAGCAACTCCTCTCGGATACTTCTTCAGCAACGCCGTATCCTGATCGGGGGATTAACTAATGGCCTTTAACCGTCTAACTAGAGGTACTGCCGTTGTCGGTGGCATTGTTGCTACTGGCAATGACCGTACTCGTGGTATCAAGTCAACGAAGCGCACAGCAGCGACTATTGCTGATGGTGCTTCAATGGTTGCTACTGCTGCTCACATCGTAACCAACACGATTGTTTCGGCTACGCCGACTACCGCCCGTGCCGTTACTACAGCAACCGGTGCTCAGATCATTGCTTTGATGCCTGACGCTGCTGTTGGTGATTGCACTGAATTCACTATTGTGAACCTTGCTGCTTCGGCTGCGACTATCACGCTGACTGCTGGTGCTTCCGGCGTGACGCTTGTTGGTTTGGCAACCGTGCCTGCTGCAACGTCGGGTACGTGGATTGTTCGTTACGACTCGTCAAGCGGAGTCACTTTCTACCGCAAGTAATAAAACTTTTGGTACGGCACTAGAAGCCGGTTCTGGTGTGGTACTCGCATCAGGACCGGCTTTAGTTTTTCACGGAGACAATTATGAATAACACAAGCACTACAGGTCCGGTTAAGTCCATTGCGCTCACGGGTAGCGATCAAGCGGTTGCTACCGCACAAGTATTCTACGGAATGATTATCACTAACGAATCTGGCGCTGCTATGAACCTCCATGTTCATAATGGGGCGTCTAACTCTGGGACAGCAATCATCGCTGGGTCGTACACTCAAAACAACCAGACAACTACTGTTTGGTACGGTCCAAACGGTATCGCTTGCCCCAATGGTGTTTATATTGACGTAGTTGCGGGTACGCCTACGGGTTCAATTCTGTATCGCTGATATCTGATGACGTGGACGTACTCAGGTGACCCAGCAAGTAGCGCACGTGACGCTATTCGTTTTCTAATTGGCGACACTGACACAACAGACCAGTTGTTGAGCGACGAGGAAATTGCTTGGATTAACTACGAGCAATCAGGTTCGTCAACTTCAACAACTGACTTGTATTACTCAGCGCATTATGCGTGTCACGCTGTTGGTGCGAAGTTAAGCCGTCAAGCAGATAAACAGATCGGTGACCTTAGCGTCAAGTTGAGTCAGAAGGCTGCACAATACCGTTTGCTTGCTAATGACTTGATGGCACACGCCAACCGTCAAAGCGCACCCATTCCTTACGCCGGCGGTATTTCGGTTAGCGATAAGCAGATTGACCTTGATAACAGCGACCTTGACCGCACGTGGTTTAGAAGCGGTCAGTTTCAAGACGTTCGTGATGGTGGTCGTACGCAAACGATTACCGGTATTCAATACTTTGGTCCGGGTGCTGACAGATGAGTGCAGCAACTTTGTTCGCTACAGAGTTGCGTCAACTAGCGACGTCAACGATCAAGATTCGTTCACGTTCGTCACGCAACATTTATAGCGAGAATGTTTATACCGGCTCACAAACAAGTTACAAGGCTTACATTCAAGGTGTTGTCGGCGCTGTTTTGAACCTTGAAGAAAATGAATTCATTATTGAGTACAAAGCGTATATTCCTTCAACAACTTTAACGGTTGCGATGAGCGACGAAGTTGAGTTTCCTGACGGAACTATCCGTCAAATTATTCAAGTTGATAATCGTGGCGATGAATACGGGACTCAGTGCGTTGTGTTGAGTTTCGGAAGGTTGCGAATGTAATGGCTAAAGCAATCAACGTATTCGGTATTGCCGAAGTTCAGAACGGTATGACCGTCAACAAAGACAAAATGATTGCTGCAATTAACTCAGCGATGTACGACGTTGCGAACGACGTTCTTAATAAAGCAATGAACATCGTGCCGATGGATACCGGAAACTTGAAAGCAAGCAGCAACATCACAGTGAAACCTAGCAAGGCTGAAGTACATAGCAAGATCGCTGTTTCGTTTGGTGGCGCAACTACCGGCGCACCAGCCGGCGCTAACTACGCAATCTATGTTCACGAGAACTTAGGCGCTAACCATTCACCGCCAAAGTTTCAAGGCGGTCAAGCGAAGTATTTGGAGCAGCCGTTCCTTGAGGAAACTTCTAGTTGGCCAGACTCTTTGGTCAAACGAATCAGAGTTTGGTACAACGCATAACTTATGGCAACCCTTGTTGATATTGGAACATACCTAGACACTCAGTTGGCAAGCCTTACGCTAGGAACTAACTTGTTTCTTGGCCGTTTGCCTGACTCGCCTGACAAATGTGTGGCGTTACTTGAGTACGGCGGAAGCACGCCAATAAGCACGCTCGGTTCGGACGCTATGCCACGTATGGAAATGCCTCGCATTCAAGTGTTGTCACGAGACGTTGC